TCTAAAGTTGAAAGCTCACGAGGTTATTTGCGCCATGTTTCTCGGCGACGACTCCTGGTTTCAACTTATGGACTCTCCGTCTCTTAGAGGTAGAATAAAAGAATGTTCTACTCAAATAGCGCTCAACTTCAATGGTGACGCTAAGACGGCTTATTTCGACCGTGGCTACTTTTGTGGATATTACATCCTGGAGGTAGACGGTCGGGTCTACATGGCTGCAGACCCTGTCAAGCGAGCGGTTAAACTCGGACGCTGGGATATCAAAGATTCCAGCTTGATTCACGAAAACTGGGTTTCGTTCAAGGATTTGATGCGTAACTACGATAAGGAGTTAGTGCAAGAAGAATTGGCCAAAGCCGTTCTAGAACGGCTTCCGCCGAGTAAGAGGGGGGCTGTAAAACCCCTTATTGAGAGTCTGAATACTTTGAGGTTATCCTACAAAGAATTCGCAAATCTGTGGGAGCAAGATATCTCTACCACAGTTTATTGATTTAATCGTTTTGAAATTTTCCTCTACTCTTGCGTCTCCGTTAGCCTGAACATCTTCGCTGTAACAACCATCGTTTCCTTTCCTTTTAATCGTCATCCGATTAACCAGCTGCACTTCCCTGTTTTCGAGAAAACTTTAAAATCACAAAAATATTGATATTCTTGCATTTTAGTTTGCTTTGCTGCCAGTCCTAACCCACCTCCAGTCAACATGCTTCGTTTCCGCACCGAACCTTTGTCTTTTTCGCTTGACCAGCATATGCACACTTCCGTGCAGAAGTGGATTGGTGGTGGTGACCATGAAGCGGCTCTGTTCGGCCACGTCGTGCTCTTCACTCAAGACAAGATGAAGAAATGGAACGTTTCAGGTCACTCTGTCCGCAGCTTTCCGACTTTCCACAGGCAAGTCTTGGACTTCATCGAATCTTCCGACCCCGTTCTTCGCAAGGCTTCTAGGCGTAAGTTCGAGAAAGGTAACTATCAGGGTAGATACGCTCAGCCCGGGGAATACAGTGACCAGGGACAATTTATTCCTGCTGGTTCGAGCAGGTCGAACAAAGAGAACGTACCTCCGCCCAAGCCTCCGCATTCGGATTCTCCTGATTCGCGCAAGCAACAAGAATCTCGCGCAAGTAGTCAATCTCGTGAGAAGGAACGCGAGTCTTCGAACTCCGCTAGCAACCAAGCCCCAGATTCGTCCAGGAATCAGGGTGCGGAACATAAGAGGGAAAACGTGTTGCCTAACACAAAACAGAAGAATGACATCGTCAATGCTTCTGCTTCGCTGAATGCTCGTCCACCGCTCGCCGAGATCATCGGACAAAGGTACAGTACCTTCGATTGTGGTAAATATCAACGCAAGCTGGGGTACAAGGAGAAACACGTGCCTGTTGCCCGCGGTAGGTACGGGGGTGTTTATCAAGACATTGTCAAAGGCGAAAATGGCGGTTATGTCATCACTGGACCCACCGGTTGTGGCAAATCGACTGTTGCGTTGCTACCCTTGTTCGCGCCCGGCAAAAGAGTCATGGTTGTCGAACCCACTCAAGCCAACGCGGCCAACATCTACCATGAATTCAAGAATATTCTGCCGAATTTGTTCATTTCTGGCGCTATCAACAGCCCTGTACCCTCTGTCAAATTCGTCGCGCCTACGTTGATGCGAAATCCGTTGCCGCCTCTTTTGGTGACGACTACAGAAAAGGTCCTGGAATACTTTCAATACCACGGCAAACTTCCCAAGGTCGACTATTACGTACTTGACGAATTCCATCTGCCTATCCTGACGATGGTGACTCTCGTGGAATTGTTTCGTACGTTCGACCTATGTCCCAAGTACATCTTGGTCTCGGCTACGGCGGTTGGTTTCGATGTCATTCCTAGTTTGCCTAGTGCTGTCACGCCAATATACGGGAGCATACCGGTTGGGGTTATCCCCAAGTCAATCGCTGATTCCGATCTTGATCCAAGGCGCTGGTCAAAACGCGGAGATGGCACAGTTGGTGTCGTGGCACCTTCGGTTTCAGTCGCAACCCGTCTCGCGCAAACGTACCGTAGCTGGGGCTTGAAGACATTCCTCATCACACGCGATACACTCGTCAGTGATTACATGAAAGCTGCCGTCAATTACCAACCCCGGTCTGTATATGTGTTAGAACCAGGAGTAGAAGCCGGTGTTACGCTATCACTAGCTGTCCTCATATCCATGGGTGCTACGACCGCTATCAGATACGATGGGAAAGTGGTGATTGAAGATACTCAACCACTCGATGAGATTGCTGCGATTCAGCGCGGAGGTAGAGGTGGCCGAGTCGTACCCACGCTTTACGTTACTCCGGCAAAAGTTTCCGGTCCTGCTGGTGTGTCTGGGGCTGACTATTACCGTGCCCAAGCGGTGATAAAGATGGTGGCTGCTGGTGCTGACATCAAAAAGATGTCTATATCTGCCCTGACAGCCACTTTCCCAAGATTGGCCACTGTCACTCGCGAACTTGCCGTTGCTGCGTTATCTTCTGGTACTGACCCTTTTGTGTCGATTTACAAGCGAAACGACGTCGGCGAGATTTTCAAGGAATGTGGTGGCACCGGCAAGGGTTTCAAGGCTCTGACTCGCAAGGATTTGTATCTTTATCACTTGCCGTCGACGTTTTTCGTGGCCCCCATAGCTGATTTCACCGACATTCACGCCGATCCGGTATCTTTCGTGAAACGCCGGTACCAACTCGAAGCTGCTAGGGCGATGGTTGAATCGATCCCGGGTTTGGTGGACAAATTTGGTCTGTCTGAATTGGTGCGGATGGTCATCGCTAAGTTCTCTGTCTACGTTCAAGATCTGTTTGACAGCCTCAAGAAGGTTTTCGACCAACCTGCTCCGACGAAATTCGTCCTACACAATAAGGCTGACAGACCTCCGGAGATTGCTGATTTTCTCAAGTCTGCGCCTGAAGTGGCTGAACTCTTCGAGTACATGAAGACTCAACCGGTAGGTATTAAGTATGAGCGAGTCCCAGACACGAATGCTTCGCCTCCGAGTTGTACTCACTCGTTTAGGTTGGAGAAGCGGATGGTCCACTTCGCCTTTTCCG